AATACTAAGCCCCGCCCCAGCTCAGCACGGGATCAAATGACGTCACATAAGGGCAAAATAGACATTACCCCTTCATTAATGAAGGGTATATATGGAAACTAAAACAACAAAACATACCGCTACGCGGAGTAAATAGATCAAATGCAATATTTATTCATTATTCATATGTTCTTCATTACACAGTGGTATTAAACTTCAATATAGACTCTATGTTCTAATACAGTCTTAACAGCTTCACTGGTATACATTACAACGTACAAATGTTGTGTTTGACTAATACCAGCTCCTAATCTGATGAACTTATTGAATGATTTAGTACAATCTGATCCAGCTACACCATTCGATTCTACTTTACCTTTGCCTATGATAGTAATCATATCTTGACAACTCTCTTTCACCATTAGAGCAGGTGCTGTGAAAGCTGCAGACCAATTAACAATAGGTGAACTACACTTGACGATCAGATAATTCACCAACTCTCCCGGACGCATCCTCAGAGTACAACTCAACATCACCTTACGAATTTTGTAACGCGCAACATCACCTTCAGGCTTAATTTCACTACCAGACACGTCATCTTTCTTCAATACAGCTGACTGATGAACGACGACTCTGGTTGTAGGAACAGCTGACTTGAAAGGCCTGGTGTAACCACGACGAGGTGTTCTTCTACCCTTCTTGCCTGACCAATTCCAATTGCTCACCATTTTTCGTTGTATGAACAACGAAAACAGAACTGGTATTTATAGAGAGAGAAAGTTCTTTGCTTCATGACGAAGCAATGATAAAATATATTACAAATAATATAATAATAAAAAGAATCTTTCTTTACTTTTAAAAAGTAAAGAAAAGCATTGTCGGCCACCAACGTTAGTGTGTACAATCTTCCGTCAGATTCGCTTCACGAATCACAGATCCTGATTGTACACGTGTCTATTCAATGAACGGCTGAGATGGAGTCTCAATGACTCCGCTGAACCTGGGGCGGGGGT